CTTGTTGCTTGTCAAAACTTGGAGAATCTTTTTCAATCATTCTTCCAATTTCAGCCCATGTCTCAGCAGAGCCTACCGGAGTATCAAGAGGCTTTCCATTTTCATCCGTGCGGAAAAGAGTGTATTGGTTATCGTCGTAAAGAACGTTGTAGTTATCATCGGAGCTAAACGAAACTTCATCTGGATTTTCGTCTTTTGTCCAGCCAAGTGGAGCCTCGCGAAAACCTGCCTGAATAACAGAAGCATCTGGGATGTCTGCACTGTACGCATCTTTGTACGTACCAGTTCTGTCATCGTAGATCTTCGCCTTGCGTAAAGCTTCGCCAGGTATACGAGCTTGAAATACCGTGGCGTTGCCACTAGTAATAGTATACAAGCCGTCTGGTAGGTTCTGGTCACCGCGAACTTCAACAAGACCGGTATCAGCGGTAAGTGTTTTTCCAAATGCTGCATCGTATCTTCCAGGGCTACCTGCACCAACGTACGTTCCACGTACAGTGCCTATTGCGCCATCAGGCATACGATACTGAAAGTTAATACCGCGTCCCATTTCAACCCAGCGGCCTTTACGGTCACGCCACTGTAAGGCAACGCGAGCTCTACGAGACGCAGACGAGTTACCGTCACGAAACGCGGCGGTTATTGCCTCAAGAACGTCAATCTTAAAGTAACCAGGTACAAACTTCTTTGTCATAAGTAAACGAGAGAACGCGTGGTCGCGCTCAACCGAGCCAGGCTCAGCCGCGTGGGCACTTGCTACTAGCGAGCGCACGTTATCGTTAATAGAAGAGTCTGCAGCTAACCATGTTGCATATTTTTCACGATACTCCGCTGGAGTAAGTGAAGCATTCAACGCTGAAAGAGGGTGACCCTGGATAAGAAGATCTGTGTGCTTTGTGTTATTAGTGTTAAATGTTTTTGTTGCGGTAGAGATAAAGATAGATACCTCGCGTAGAGCTCCTACCTCGCGAGATTCAACACTTAATGAGCTTAGTGATGCCAATGCGCGATCCATAACTGTAAGCGCGGAGCGTGGAGTTACACGGCGTTCTTCACGAACACTAGCATTAGACTCTTGTACTAGAGCAAGCACCTTCTCGTGCAACGACGCGTAAACGGCTAGCTTCTTTGGAGAGGCTGCCTTACGGTTTTCACCGCGCTGGATCTTCTTATTTAACGGAGATTCCACTATTCTTTTTCCGATCTACGCTTCTTTGGCAAAAGGTCTGAATCTTTACTATCGTATAACTTTGTTGCAAGCGTGTAAGCTCTCTCAAACGGTACGTCTCCGTCACGAACACCGCGTAGCCATGCGCCGCGAAGTGCTGGAATAATGTCGTAGCTAAGACCGGAGTACTCTGCCATAGAGTATATAGCATGCTCCGGTGATCCGTACTCCTGGGCGCTCTTAAGCGCAACCTGTAGTAGTTCATGCTGGATTACGGCTGCTTCTCCGCGAGATGACTTAGGGTGAGCCTTAGGAAGTAAATCATTGTCCTGCTTGTAATTTGGATTTGCAGGAGAGCCAGACTTAAGAAGCTTAAGGAACGCGTTAACGCGAGCCATTGCCCACTGGTCACGAGTCTTACCTGGTCGGTGACTAGACGAGAACGCGCCCGAGCCTCTGCGGTAGACAGCCTTTAACATTGCAAGTGTTGCCTTACGTCCAGGCTTTGCGTTCTTGTTGTGTTCTGTCACCTTGTTAGATAAGGCTTGCTCTGTCTTGGCAGAGAAAACAATTTTCTTAGATCCGGCAGCGCTACCTGGCTTGTTTTTCTTTGAGCCGTGAATGCGATCCTTCTTTGGAGCAGGACGTGAGCTTGCCGCGGTGATTGGTCCGCCGACTGCCCACGCGTTACAAGTACGAGACGCGGCGCACTTGAAGTCTAGTGCTTCACAGTATCCAAGCTCTGCCTGGTCAATTGCTGCGTCAGCGTCTGCCTGGCTAGAATCACCTTGCTCTAATCCGGAGGCAATGCAATCAAGCATCTTTGGAGTGCGAACAAAGAAGACACAGTTTCCACAAAGACTTGTCTTTGCTTCCTCCGGAGTTGTCTTCCACTTGTCAGCTTTTTCCTGCCAAAATTCTTCATTTGGTTCTTGAGGATTCAACGGGCCGTAGCCAACGTTGTCAATTGCGTTTTGACGATTCTTTAAGTTAACTTGAATATCCTGTGTTGCAACAGGACATGAGTCACCTTCACCTGCAGCAACGATAACTTCTCCGTCGTCTGCTCCTTTAACGTTGACTATTCCGTCAGGGATAACTGCAAAACGGCACTTGCCGTCATCTTCAATTACAGGTGCTATAATCTTACAGACGCCAGGTCCTTGATACAAAACGCAGTTGATGCACTTAACACCAATTTCTTTGTACTCGTTTTCAGCCGCAGGAGTGTATCCTGCCCAGATACCTGTTTCGTCCTCGTTAAACTTTCCGTACTTGTCTGCAATTTCTAAAAGAGCTGCAGCAAGATCTTGTTCTTCAGCAACGATAACGCCTGCGGCTGAAATAGCCTCGGCTTGTTGCTCTTGAAAAGAGAAAAGCATATCGGTTTCTTCAGCGCTGTACTGTCCGTACTCTTCTGCTGATAAACATTGAGTACACACACATGCTGAGTCACATAGGCAGTAACCGTTGTCTGAGGCAGGGCATACGCATCCGGCTTCTCCGCATAACGGGCAACCGTCATGGTCATTCATAAGCTGTTCAATCACAGGAGCACCTTCGTAGGGTGCGTCTGCTTCTATAAATTGAACAGCCTTAGATTTTCCCGGCATGTCCGCTGCTGTAGCAGACATGTAAGACTCTAGCTGCCAACGCCACTTCTTGTGCATGTCATCACGCTCTGCAAGGAAGTTAGCAATACCTTGTTCGTTAGCATCAACTGCCATGTTAAACGCGGCGTTAATGACTACAAGTATAGAGCTGTTTGCTATGTAAAGATCTTCAACCATAAGCATCGCGTCATTGCCGACCTCTGCATCTTCAATCTCGCGAAAGTTCATAAAATCTTGAAGCGTATACGGAGCGTCTGAGCCAAGTTTACGAATGTCCTCGGCAAGAGTGTCAATAGAACTATAAACGTCTTCGTAAATCTCTTGAAAGAACTCGTGGAATTGCGCAAAGTCTCGGCCCTTAACATTCCAGTGATGTCCGTGCGCCTTAAAGTAAAGCACAACTGCATCTCCTAGAACGCGGGCAAGGGAATTAACAAGATCTGTCTTGTCACCCTCTACTTGTCCCATATCCATATTCATTACGGTAGGTTCCCTTCTTGTAGCGCTGGTGGTAATTCTTCTTCAGGAGTTTCCTCTGTTGGTGCTGGAGCGTTTGCCTGTGAAAGTAATTGGTCAATCTCTGGTGGAACCGGGGCAACGGAGTCTGCCTGTTGAGCTTGGCGAACGCTCTCCATAACCTCAGGTGCGATAGCTCCGAGCATTGCCTGCGTAAGCTCTGGAGATATAGATCCCTTTTCAACGAGCAAGCGAATTGCGATTTCTTTTGCGTCAGGAGCATCTGCCGCGGAGAAACCGTGAGCGCGTCTCCATGTGTCATAGGAAACAGCCATGTTTGCAAAACCGTCGTCAGCGTCCTTAGCGCGGTCATTACGTGTAGCAACCTGTGAAGGGTCGTACCAAACAACGATGCGCTTAGCATCCTCTGCGGAGTAACCTGAAGCGATGAGCGCTGGTCGTAGATAGACAACAGTTAACGCGTCGGCAATCAAAAGCATCAATGGCTCAATGTGTGCCTTATATAAGGCTTCGTCAATTTGAAGTGCATTAGAGTACTTAACGTTTGCTAGGCCGGTAACAATATCCTTAGGAACGTCAAGTCCCTGGAGGATACGCTCGAGGACGCGATCTGACCGCTCTGCAAGTGCAGGGTCAAATGAACGCTCAAACTTAAACTGCTTAATCTTGTCGCCAAGCTCCGCAGGTCCACGAATAATAAGTGGAACAACCGCGCTTGCTGAGTCTTCATCGCGAATAGGAGTCGTCATCGCATCCATGAGTTGATCTTCAAACTCGTCTGCTGCCTCCTCGGCAGTCATACCTGGATTGAGATTGTTCTCGTCATCATATGGATAATCTGGATCTGGAGACGCGGCAACAGATAGACCGTCTGGTAAGTATAAGGCTCCTGCGTTTAAGCGCGAGCGAGCTGTTGCGCGAAACGTACGGTTGAGCAAAAGTAACTCTGCACAAAGATCTAATAGACCGCGGATACTTGAATCTGCTTCTTCAGAGTAGCGTGGGTGAGCTCTCCAGATACGACCAACAAACGCGGAGTTAGGAAGCTTAAGCTCTCCTACGTTTCCGGAGTTATTTCCGCGAGCCATATCTCGGCGAGGCACGATTAAATAGTTATTGCGTGCGTCAACCTGTAGCTCGTCTGTCGAGCGAATATCCCAGGACTCTGCAATTCCGCTTCCTATTCGCGCTGGAGATTGAATAAGGTAACACTCTCCTGTAACGGATAAGTTTAATGCCGCGTCCTTTAATAGGCCAGCTTGCCCGCCGTACGCGGAGTCAAGGCGTCCTAAAACACGCTCGGCTGCGGACGCAAGTCGCTCGTCGATAACATCGGAGTTGCGAACAGGAATAGGACTCTCCGCAGGATTGTCAACTACCGCCGCGTATAGACGAATACGTGAAACAACCGAGGCAACTAAGTTAAAGGCGTATTTAATTTCACCGATGGCGTCATAGTATTCCCAAGCTTCACTCTGCCAGTCACTTGACTTGCCGCCACGGCGTTGCTTAAAGCGTTCAACCTCACCCTTATCGTTAAGGGGCATCTGCACTGCCGCGGCTGTAAGAGCGCGAGGAGCAGAGTAAGGAGCGGATTGAGCGTAGTTAGGATTAGAGGTAATGTTGATAGAGCTTGGCGGAACGACACGAGAAGATTTAGGTTGCGCGCGGCGTTGAGCGCGCGATGGCTTTTTATCGTTGCTACTAAAGACTGCCACTACTTATTACTCCTCGTCATTGTCGTAACGGAACGCCAGATCATTCTTGATCTATACGCGCGGTTATTAGTCCAACTAAACCGGACAGGGCAAATATACACCCTACTAAGAAAGTGATACTTGGAAAAGCGGCGTAAAAGATCACGACCGGGAGCGCAACCCATAACGAGACGCACCAGTGACATGTAAAGAAGAAGCCCAGGTAACTATCCTCGGGAGACTTCTTAGACCAGATAAGTTCACGCACAGGCGAGAATATCTCGTCATAGACAAGCGCCCGTGTAACGCGGAAAACAAAAAACATAAGTACGATGAAGTGTAACGTAGGGATGTGGCTGAAGGTTGTCATATTCATTTTGCGTCTTCTTTCATTGTTTGGTAGGGGCTCCAGGAGCGGAGCCGTGAACCGCAGTCGCAACCGCGGACGTACTTAAAGGCGATAACCTTTCCGGACTCGGTAATGAGCTGAGAATCTTGTCTTTTATTTCCAGACCAATTGAGCGTGCGTATAACTTCTCTAAAGACCAGGCGTGGTCCGTCAGGATGATCCGCGGCAACAAGAACTACCTGGGTAGCGGGGGTTTGGGAGTCTTCCATAACTACGAGGCGTACTCGTGTGAAACTGCGAGCGCCAGTTGGATTAGTAATAGAGGAAGAAGTAGAAGCTAAGGTAAAATCCTGAAATACATCGGGGGATGCAACTAGGATAGAAGCAGGGAAGATGTCATGGGTGATCTTCATTGGGTTGCCTTATCCACGCGGCGTTTCATCGCGCGGTAGGTTACGCCGGAAGCACGGGCAAGCTCTGACACGGTAACACCTTTGACATACAGATCACCGGCGATACTTGTAAGCTCAACATTCGCGGTGAAAGAAGAGGACGAAGGAGCCGTGCGGGCGCGATAGCGTCGCGCTAGCGGTGACAGTCTCGCGATACGCAACTGCTCGTCTAATGGAATCCCAGGTGATGGAACACGCTTGCGTCTTGACTTTACTTTTTTAACGGGAGGCTTCGGGATAGGGAAACCTGCGGTGATAACTTCGCGCTCGGGTAACTCTTTCACAACCCAGGAACGAATGGTGCTACGCCGCTTCTCAGGGATGAATCCATTAGCGATAGATTGTAACGACCAGCCTGCTTCGTTTAACTCCTGAACACGGCGCCAGAGTTGCTCCTTGTGCAGGGTGGCGAGAAGTTCTTTCTCTGCCTGCGGAAGTTCTTGCGCCTTAGCCATGTGAATACAGTATCATCTTTCTGCGAAGACGTGTACACTTTTGCGGTCATAAGATGATGTACAAAACTAGCAGAAGCAGTACCTTTTGGTTAAATGGCTTGGACGTGAGAAATGGATATGCTAGGAGTGACACGCCTTCGAAAACGTCTCCAACCGTGAAAAATATTTACGGCTAAGGATTATAAAAATAATAAAAGTAATAGCAATAAGTATTATAAAAATAATAATTTGTTTGTTGGGTAGATAAAATATTGTTTAGTATATTAGTTATAGTAACTATAGATCTTAAGATACCTATAGGCTACTAGTAATTAAACTATACATATAAGTATATAAAAAATAAACCCTGTGCAAGTAAATGCACAGGGCTTATTTGTTTAGATAATAATTAAACTATTGGAACTACATTCATGTCGCCTTTAAAGATAGCAAGGAACGTGGCTTCATCGACAGTGCCATTAGGCTCTAGTCCCTCTAGCTTTTGGAACTTCTCAATGGCTGTCTTAGTCTCATCGCCTAGCCAACCATCCTTGTCTGTCATAGCCTCGTTGTAGCCTAGCTCCACGAGACGACGTTGTAGGTGATGTACAGTTAAAGATTTACGTGCTGCTTTATTCTTATACACACAGTTAGCTAGGTAAACCTCGTCGGTGTCAGCGCCACTTACAGCAGCCTTAGGAGCTGAAGGAACTGGCGTTTCAACAGCCACCGCAGGGATATCAACTACAGGAGCTTCGACGATAGCGTCTTCAACTACAGGAGCCTCTACCTCTGCTTCAATAATGATCTCTTCTACAGATTGTGCCTCTTCAGGCTGTACCGCAAATGAATCATCTTCGTGTTGGTCAATGTTAATAATGTCTTCGCTCATAGGTACACTATAATCCGTAGCTAGAACTACGACTTTGACGATGGGAACTTAGGGAGCCACCTTGTTAGGGAAGGCTCCGCAGGGTCACCATCATAAGCATTAGGGCCAAAGCCCCATGAGCCCCAGTCAGTTCCTTGGGCTGTCATATAGTAAGCTGCCTTAGCATTAGCCACTGGATCTAGCAACGCCGCATCGCTATTGATGCCAAACTTTGCACGACGATCAGAGCCTAGTGAACCAATCATATTGATTTGGAATAAGCCATAGGAGTTGTCTCCTGTGCTGGCTGTTTTGTTGTGGGACGTAGGGTGCCCACGAGATTCTTTCATAACAGTAGCCCAGGCAAGCTTAAGTGCCTTGCCTTCAAAGCCTACCGCTTGCAAGAGTTCAACCAACTCTGTGTCAGTTAGTGCCTTTGCATTCTTGTACTTAATCAGTGGGTCTGTTACCTCCACTGTTACTGCCTTTGCTACAGTGTCATCCGCTTTGCTTGATGAAACCATAACGATTGAGAATGTGCCGATTGTTAGTGCCAATACATAGGCCGCTGTCGACATTGCTAGTCCACGTAGTGTGAGTTTTTGCAACGCTAGTTCGCCTCCTTAGGTCGGGGATGGGACAACTCGTTGAAGTTCCAACGAGCTTCTTGCTACCGCTATGCTTCTCAAGCTTACGCTTGTCCTCTACCGCTTGCATAGGGCCGGAGATAGGAAGGGATAACATTGTTAGTCCTTTCGTCTCTCCGTAGTAGGCTGTTTGCCTGTAGTTAACTATACCACAATAAATAGCCTTGAGGCTACTTTTTACTCTGTTTCTTAGCATCTCTTTTAGCCTCAGCTCTTTCAAGCATAGCCTTTGCCTTTTGCTCTAATACTTCAAGTACGTTAAGGAACGTAGACTCAAAGAGCTCCTGTCGCTGTACTCTACGATAGCCAAGTGGGGCGATGTCTCTTCCCCAGTCGTCATCTTCCTCGTCATTGATGTAGACGTTTACAGCGTTAGAACTACAGCCGCAATTGCTACACCCACAGGCAGACCTATCAGAAGCTCCCTCGTTTGAAGGAGCCTCTGATGGAAGGTCTGCTACACTGTCTGTGCTAGACACGCTGATGCAATAGCGCCAAGCCCTAAGGCTAACACTAAGCTTCCATTATCTGTATATAGCGAGGTAACGATGGCTAAAGCCGCTAGCACCGCTGATGCTACAGCAGGCCAGATTAAGTTACTCACGAGTACGCGTAGGTTGGCTAACATTACTTAGCCTTACGAGTCTTTCCCTTGAGGCGATCTGACGTGTTGCGAATATCAGTGCCAGCCTCAGCGATAAGCTTGCGAGCCTTGCCGTATGTAACACCAAGCTCTGACGCTACTTCTACTACTGACTTGCCAGCTGTGTACAGCTCTGCTGCCTTTGTTGGAGTTGCAGTATCTGTTGACATTGTCGTTCCTCTCTTCATTCTCTGTAGTCGTGCTGTAGTACTTCAACCTATGAACGCACGATTAGCTCGTAGGCTTATTTGAGTAGTTTTTGGTACTGCTCAAGATTTAGTCTTCTTTTCTTTTTTAGGAGCTTCTTTCCCATGATTGTTACATAACATCTTCCCACCCCATGCTCCACGAGGTTTGATGTTGCTGTCGCATGCACTGCCGTATCCTGCAGCTTCACACACAACTTTACTGCCATGCTTGAAGTTAGATATCATTGAGACAAGAGCTCGCTTGATTACAGTGTTGTTTACCACGAATCCATTTTCCTGGTGACAAGACCAGCATAGGTATTCGTTGCGACGATGCGATGGATCTCTAACGGCATTGCTAGAGCCACAGTTATCACACGCGGTAACGTGTTTAACATTACGCACGAGGTCCCTGTAGTCATACGCACATACGAGTTGTTCTTCGTGTTCATAGACAAGTACGTCTGTTTCATTGCATAAAGGACAGGTACCGTATACATACACTTGTTCTCTTTGAACAGTTCCCTTTGTCATTGATCCTCCGTATTTGTCGTTAGTAGAACTATAATCCTGTTTGATTATCTTGTACAACGGATTAGTCGCGTGGGCGAACCACACCTAAGATTGCTTGATGGGCAGATGCTTTATTAAACTCGCGTTCAGCTCTATCGTCATACACTGATGCGATTAGGAGTGAAGGAAGAACCATAGCGATAGAACCGCAAATGGCAGTGGCAAATGTAAGAACCTGCATATTCTCAAAGAACATGATGAACATTGCAAGTGTCCAGAATCCTGCTATTACCTTAAGCGCGAATGAGACTCGACGATAACGGAATCCACGTTCGCGGTATTGCTTTTGTTCTAGTGTCATTTTTCGTCCTTTTGTAGTGGGGAAGTACTAGTATAATTATATCAGGAAGATAGGATTAAGCACCAAAGATAAAGCATAGTGCGATTGCGATACCTACACCGATGAATGCTCCGATAGGTGCACCAAAGTCTGCGTTGTCGTCTATCCAATCGATTAACGCTGTGAATGGGTTTGTCATTTTCGTACCTTTCGTCGTTGGGTTGTTAGGATAATTATATCAGGAAGATTGGGATAATGTACACTATCTCACCTTAAATGTTGAACCACCTCTAAATGGAGGCAATTTACGTTGCCCTGGTGACTTGGCGGTAATCCTTCCACCCATGAACCCCGCAGGTGGCTTAATGAGCAGGGCTGTGAGGGCATGAACTAATGCGTCCACCCTATCCGGTGACTTACCTTCTCCTGGGATCCAGGAAGCCATCTGAGCCTCTAGGTCACCCATGTATCCGACGTGGTGCACGCGACCTTGCTCATAGGCAAGGGTGATAGGCTCAGCCCGCAGGGCTTTGCCATACTTAGAGTGAACCTCAAGGACCTTTACCGTTGGGTCAATCGTGTTAATGGCATTTCTTACCAAGGCGCCACCTTGATTGACCTCAGCGACCACTGGGCATCCCCATTTACGTGCCATGGCGACTACCTTGTTTGCCCATACGTCTGGAGACCCTAGGACTGAAGCGTCCTCGAGTACCCAGCTGTGACGCTTGTAAAGATCTCTATCTCCTGTAGAAGCTACAACGACGATACCGCATTCATCACGTGGGCTCTCGGCTACCGATGGGTCAACGCCTATGCAACGAAGAGGTGCGCCTTGAGGCATGACCATTTCACGATCCTTGTCGATAAGCTCCAACGTCCATAGAGCTCCTTCAACATCTGAGAGCATCTCACCGTATAGCTCTTGCGCAGCTAGACGTGTTCCTTGGTAAACTCCAAGAATCGCATCGAGGTAAGCTTGAGAAAGGTTTCCGGAGTTATCCAGCGTAGAGCCACGGGTAATAGCTACGCGCCCAGTAGTCTCCGCTTCTTTAATGAGCGAGTATAAAAGCGGTACACGCTTCGGCGTTGTGGTAATCATCATCTTAGGGTTTTGTCCAAGACGTACACCCACGCGTAAGTTGTCAAAGGCTGTCATGCCAGCTGCGTCAGGAGTCTGGCGCCAGGCGGCAACCTCGTCTCCCCAAGCGTGTGTGAACTGAGGTCCACGGAGGGAGTCAGGTTCATCAGCTGTGAAACATGTAGCCGTATTGCCGTTAGGCCAAGTCAGTCTTCGCTTTGACGGCTCGTACAGAGGGCGTTCACTTGGAGCTGAAACATTTATGATTCCTGATTCACCTTCAACGATAACGTCACGCACGTCAGCCGCAGTACGAGCTACCAGCGCGAAACGGCGTTGGCCAGTGTCGGTATGCTTAGCTTCTTCTCTTACCCACTCGGCTGCAGCTCTAGTCTTGCCAGCACCGCGACCTGCGAGGTACATCCATATCGACCAATCGCCTTGTGGTGGCTGTTGCTCTGGGCGAGACCAGACAGTCCAGTCCCACATGAGGTTGTCCATGTCGAATCCCGCAAGGATCTCGTTCCGCTCTTCGTCTGGCAGCATAGCTAGATGCTCCATTATACTTTTACCCATGTGTACTATAGTACATTAAAAAAGAAAAAGCTAGACGGTTTTAGCCGCCTAGCTTCTTCTCTACCTGAGAAAGGATGTCATCACCTGATGGTGGATTGGAGTACGCCACCAGGGAGACCCTCGACGTGGACTAATAGCTTAAACCAGTCGAGTAGGATAATTATATCAGGAAATGTCTCGATAAATCTGCGAAACAACCTTTGCCCAAATTACCGGAGTGTGCTCAAGTGGTTGGTATCCACCAGCTCCACCAATAAGTACTCTACCTTGTGAATGCTTATTAGCTATACGAGCTACAGCCTTAGCCGCATACTCATATCCAGGATAATCAAATTGCAAGGTAGACAGAGGATCTGTCCTGTGCGCATCAGCTCCCGTAGCTAGAAGAATAACATCTGGCTTGATCTCATCTGCTAGTGCTTCGATCTCATCCATTGCCTTCTTGAAAGCTTCATCACCGCTGTTCGCCGGTAGCGCCCAGTTGTAGACTCCTTCGTCTGGTGAATGCCCGCTTCTGCCAGTGCCTGGAAAGATAGTTCCATCGTGGATACTTGCAGTAACAATATCATAGTGATCTCGTAAAAGATTCTCTACGCCATCACCATGATGCGCATCCCAGTCGATGTACATAGGCCGCAACCCTTTGAGGTCAAATTGACGAGCAGCCCAAGCCATGTCGTTGAACACGCAGAACCCGGAGCTATGCTCGTACTGTGCGTGGTGCTTAGCTCCCTGAGGATTAAACGCAACCTTTGCTTCGCCAGCCAAGATCTTCTCAACAAGGCGAACTGTGCCCGCAAACATCTCTAAGGCAACCTGACCTTTTTCAAGACTGTTTGGACGCCACTCTCCGCAGTGCCCATCATCCAGCACCTTAGAAACATAATGTAAATCGTGTACGAGCTGTACTCGATCTCGATCTACCTCTGTCGCATTAGGCGTGACAAGCTCGATATCAAATTCTTCTGAAAGAAGATCTGTCGCAAGCTTAGCTCGCATAGGATTAGTCGGATGGCTATCGCCTTCAGTCCCAAGCTTCCACTTCAAATAGACATCATCATAAGCTACATGTAGTTTACTCGGCATCCGGTGCTCCTAGCTGGAGCAGGTGCTTTTCAAAGTCCGCATTGCAAAGAACATAGTTTGTTCGCTTGCTACGCATTAGAGAAATTGCATCTGCAGCTTCATAGCCTTCCCGCATAAGAACGAGAGCTGTAGTCAGACCAGAACGGTTGAGCCCAGCTTGGCAACGAATTAAAGTTTTGTTACCAGATTTCCAAGCTGTGTGCGCATATTCAACTACACGCGAAAGCTTTTCCCAGTCGATGTGCTCGATGTTAGAATCATAAAAACCAAAACGTAGCTCGTCAACTAACCAGTCGGCTGGCTTTGCCCAAGCGTACAATGTAACTACCGTATCAAAATCGTCCTTTGTGATTTCACGGCTCAAGCGTGTGTTGGCAGATGTTTCGATTGTGTCGTTATCATCGGTGCCACCGACCCAGAGACCAGGCAGGATCTCACTCCATAGAGGGAAGTCCCAGCTGTCTAGCTCGTGTTTTGGGGCATACCCTTCTTCGATAATGCTTGCCATGTGTTTGTCTCCTTTGTCATTTGTCATTATGTATCTATTATATCAGGTTATGTTACCCGCGAGTACCACTACTCTTGCTGCACGAAGGTGTGGATCTCTCCACCGGAGTAGATGTCGTGCTGAATCGCTATTTCAATAGCTCGACGCAAGATCTTCTCCGCAGCTTCAGGAGTCTTCGCTTTTCGATAGCTTAGAGCTTCTAAAGCTCCAAGTGCGATGTCTCCTCCGCTACCGGAGTAATAAACGTTCCTAGCTTCTCTATCCCAAGAGTAGTCATTAAAAATTGGATAGATAACTCCCTGAACTGAAATAATTAAGTTCGAGTCATGCTCCGCAGCTGCTCCATCGTCCTTACCTTCGTACCCAGAGTCTTGAAATGCTTTTCTAAGTGAAGGTATGAACTTCTTAGTCATAAAGATGTCTAGGTTTTCAGTTCGAGTAGGCTTAGGCGCCTTCCAACCAAATTGAGCAATGTTGCCACCGCGTGATGCACCGGAGACAGCAATTAACGCTCCGTTGTTCTGCACGATTTTATGCGTAGCAAGATCCATGTATCGACCACCTTCATCAGATGCTCGTGAATCACAACCAAGAACGGACCAGCCATCACCTTGTATTGCTGCAAGTGTAGTCACTGGTTCCCTCTCCAAAAGACCTGGCTAAACGCCTGGGTTAAATATAACCCAAACGTTTAACCTTTGTCTTTAGACTAGGTCTATTATCGCAACAGGTACTGTTACCAGTGCGGATTCTACGTCACGGGTGATTGGATTAACCCGTGCAAATCTGCCTGTAGGTGTTACAAGTTTAACCACAACCTTCTTCTGTTTCTTGCTTACCACGGTAGCTTTTTGACCTACCATGTAACGAGTCCCAGTAAGACTGTTGAATACTACCGTATCACCTATGTGGTAATCATTGATGGTGCGTTCACTGCGAGATGCAGTAAGACGATCCTCGATTGCTTCCTTTAGTCTGGCTAAGGAAGAATCGTATACACCCGCATTAACGCCGGCGATGATTACATCTATGTCCATTTTTGTTCCTTTCCGTCAGTGTAGTACTATTATATCAGGTATACTGATAAAAGTAAACTAGACTGTTTGGCTAGGGCAGTGCCCGAATAATTGGGCAGTCAGTTGCATACTGGTTTTCCCGGTACGGGTCCAGTCTTGATAAACTCGCTCCCACTCTTTGGAAGCACCCTTAGGGTGATAGACCAAGCATTGACAAGGAGACGTGGACAGTTCATCCACGGCTCTTGTCTGCTCGGCTATCTGAGAATTAAGCATCGACCTCTGCACGGAAGTATCCGATACCTTCAGCTGCTTGAACTTCGTCTTCTACCCAAGGTAGCCGCTTTCGATCTGTGTCAAGGAACGAGCTAGCGTAGAGGACTGCCTCACGCTTGGCTGGTCCAAGAGATTTGAATGCACCGTAACGTGCTTCGCCTGAGTCAATGTCCTTAACTGTAACTAACCACGCAGCGTTCGGTGCCTTGCTCTTATGTAGTGTTGCTACTATCATTTGGTGCCTTTCGTCTTTGTCTTTAGCTCAAGAGATTTCTTAAGCTCGTTGATTTCCATACGTAAAGCTCGATTGTCACGTATTGAAAGAATCATCACGAGGCATGCGCCCGATAGTGCGATGATAATTGCAAGTATATCCGTAGACTCTAGTACCATTGGTTTTCCTCCCAGTTAATAGACCAGCCATTGCAGTAGGTATCCTCTGTTTTAGGATGCCAGTTTGTCACTGTTTTTTCCGGTATACGCATGAATTTGGTAAACTCATGTGCACATTTATGACAGAGCATAAATTGCAGAGGGTTCTCCGCACCTGCAGCGTAGATGTTATCTACGAACATCATGTACCCACCATCAAGTGATAGCTCCAGAGCCACGGGTATGCTCGAATCCATTGACATGGGTTGGAATACCTGTGGGTCTTGGCAGCGAGAGCACTCGACGATAGTTATCATTACTTAGCTTGCAACTCGCAACTGCGTCATTGCCGCATCAATTTGGTTGTACGCATTAGCGCATGTGTAGCAGTATGTTTCAGTAGGAATTCCACCGAGACAAAGAGCATCTGTACCCGAGTAAACTAGCGAAGTGTTTTCGCAGTTAATAACCTTACATGTTTTTTCCATTTTTATCCCTTCGTCGTTTGGTATTACTATTATATCAGGTTTACTTCTTTGAGTACATTACCTTGCACAAGGCTTCGTACTTTTCATCTAGGAACTTGATTAAGTTTTCAGGGAGGGGCTGAATCTCTACCTCGCCACGTTCTGAACGACCGCGTCCGCGCTTAGCCAGTTTGACACCGGCGTATAGAACCGCGCTGTCCTTGACTAATCCTTTGAACATTTTCTTTCCTTTTCTACCAGCCACCTTGGCTGATAGGTTAATTATAACATGGTGGTGGTAGAAAGTAAACCTTACTCGTCGGTAACGTCTTCCTCATCCGGCCACATCTCCGGGCGTAGGGCAAATTCGTATTGGTCACCCCTCCAGGAGTTTGTCCCGAACGAGATGTCTTCTTCCATTAGTTTGTTTAGGGACAGGACCGCAGTGTGTCCTTCGGCCTTAAACATGATGACCAGCTTCGTGTCTGACTGTTCAGGGTCATCAACGAGAGCTACAGTGAACGGCATCCCACCAACTCCATTTCGGTGAGTATCCATATCTACAATTTCTAGCTTATCGGCGTTCATGATTCTCTCTTCCATTCTGGTCGTCTCTTAGAAATCTCATGGGTTGCTAAATCCATCTTGTGTTTGTGCAGCCAATCCTTTGCTACAGTTTCATTGATGAACTCACCCAGCCATTTTCCTTGTGGGTCGAACACATTTACAAGATCGTATAAGCTACTCATTGAGAAACTCGATTAGCTGTCTTGACTGGCGTATAGCAAGTGCTCTTACCAGTCTTAGGTTGCAAGTATCCGTAACGAGCTAATCGAAAGCGTAGAGCTCCATGAGTAACCCCAAGGCATTTAGCAAGACGGTACAGAGTAACTTTTTCTACCGTGTAAGCTTTCCAAACTAAAGCGCTGTACTCTTCAGCTTCAGCTCGGTATTGTTTGTGGTCGTAGCGAACTTTCTGTGCAAGAGGTTGTAGCTCAAGTAAACGAGCTAGAGTCTCCTTGCTTGGCAAGATCGGTACATGCACATCTTTAACCTCAACGTCTTCAAGTGGAACAGACGGCATAGGGAATTCTCCGGGATTAGCAAGAATGCTAAGAACGAGAGAAGGCTGGGCTGATGATTCGATTTGACGAATACGCTCTCGGGTAAGACCCATTGCATTCGCAAGACTTTGCAGTGTCCACTTGTTACAGCGGAGTGCGTACACGTAAGCTGCACGAGTTTCTTTGTCTTTGATTAGACCAAGTTTAACGGTAGCTTCGAACGGCAACACTAAGTGTTGTCTAACTTCTTTTTTTACTATCATTTGTTTCCTTTAGTTAATTGCTAGTGGGTCGCACGTAGGGAGAGTGTGAGTTCTCCAGTCGGTAATAACTGTGTCTAGTACCTCGGCAAGATCTTCCGGTAATTGCGCTGCGATAAGCTTTACAGTCGCAACTGTAACCGCATTCCCTGTAAAGATATCATCGTGCTCAGACTGATTGAATCCGCACATGTGACACAAGTCTCCTCCGCCACTACTCATGCGGCCACCTGCGCTTGACTCTTAATACGAGCTTGGAGATCTGAAACCATGTGGGCAAGGTGATGGAATCCCGCATTTTGGCAGGAAGCTTTCTCTTTGCCAAGCGCGCGCAGAATTAACTCTACGTCTTTGTCGGTAAGTTCGATGTTCATATTAAATCGCCCCTTCTTTTGAGAGGACCGCGTTCTTTACAAGCGCGACCACGTCTTTGTTAAATCCACCAATGTTGTACTCCATAACTTCATCCATGTCAGGCGCACCTAAATCGTAGCGTTTCCAATCATAGATTGTCGCAACAGACCCATCTGAAAACATGTGGGTCCATTCAACGGTAACTTTGTCACCTGGGTAGTAGAACGTTGGTTCGTCAAATGCCTTAATGAGATCTCTCATTGTAGTTGTGACATACCCTTGTAGGGATGTTCCATTTGCGATGTTGCTCATTTCTTTGTCCTTTCGTCGTTGTTAGTACTATTATATCATGTTTACTTGTCTAAGTAAACTATCTCCACAAATTCATTTGCCCAGGCGGTAAGCCCAGCTTCCATCTTGTTTTTATGATGACCGCAGAAGAATAGCTCAGCTCCGGAGTTCCCTTTTACTTTCCAGATTGCCTGAGCTGTCTGGCAGGAATCACAAGGAACCCAACCGTAGGAATCCTTGGGTGCTTCCTCAAGTACTTCTACTTCTTCAGTAATAGTAGACTCCACGTTCTCTCCTTTAGTTAAGTTAATCATACTTGGTTTAGAAATTATTGTTTGGGTTGTACCAACCTTCGCGTGAGTTTTCCTCACCGCATTTGTTGCACACCCACTCGGCAAACCATGTGACAGTATCGTGCGAGTACTCTTCGATGCTAGGAACCTCATAACAAGCATCGCACTCGTCATTGCCGCAGTCAAGCTCTTGAATACCTTCACTCTCATCTGCGCCGGCAATCTGCCATTCAGACCCAGAGACGCCTGGTGGATAGTTGCTACTCATTAGTTGTTCCGGTGATTTAGGAAGTCTTCAATGGTGTTGTGAATCGCATCATTAATGTTATCGGCAAGTTTGTCGATTTCTTCCTGAGTGAATTCTACCGCACCTTCTTCATCCATGTAACACCACATATGCTTAAGTTGATCTAAGGTCAGACTTGAGTCGTAGATCACTTGGTCTTCTTGTTCTTCCATTTTCTTCCCTTCGTCGTTTTGTATAAGTTAATTATATCATACTATAGATCTAAAGTAAACTAAGGTGTTGAAGGTACCCTACCGGTGAGTAGGGTACCCGCAACTACTACTCTGGGTAAGAGTTAAGGAAGAACTCTTGAAGATCTGCATCAACCCAGAAGCCTCTGTAGAAAGGACTCATTGATGAGTCTTCTGTATCTAAAAGATTCTTAAAGTAGTCTTCAATTACTTCTTCTTTTACATCAACACTCATGAAGGGGAGGTACCGTGTTCCTTCAATTGTAATGTAGGTGCCCGCATCTAACCAGTGATATGTGTTATCTGGGTATCTGAAGGTTACTACTTGACCGTCTGCATCTACTTCAACAACTTCTGCTTGGTCTACATTAAGTGATGGTTCTACTTGGATATCTTGGAATAGGGTTCTACTTGCTATGTAGCTTTTAAGAGAGGTTGTCTTTGAGTTCTTAAACAACTCGTGGAACTTTTGTGAAGGTGTAAGTGTGGTGTCTTGTGAGACCTTTACTATATCTAAGTGTGTTGGGTACATTTTAGGTTCCAATCTAATTACTAACCCTTGTGGTTAATAAGATAATTATATCATACTTTTATTATAAAGTAAACAATTGAAGGTAACCCTCAAGGGGAGAGGGTTACCCGCAACTATTACTTTAGTGGGTACTTGTCCGCATCTTCTTGGGTAACTGGGATCATCTGACCGAAGTCTTGGTTAGTGAACTCAGAGTTAAGGTAGACTATAATGTCTTCATAATCTACATCAAAAGAAAGAATTGTGTAATTGTAGGTAGGATTACTGAAGTCTACTGTGTAATCTTTAGAACCTGTGTCTTCTACTAAGGTAGGTTCTAACTGATCTTCATCTACTGAATAGTAGATACCTTGTGGAGTCTTTACTAGGTAGTGACCCGCATCCCCAGAACCTGTACCTATAGATAGAAGGATGGTTCCTTCTGGGAGGTTAAAGGTGTAAGGGGTTTCTAGAGACTCGTAAAAGTAGTATCTGTTGTTTTCATCATTTAGATATGATTTGAAATCTACTGCTGGGGTGTTCTTGAACTTTCTTTCAAAGTGATTAAGAGTTGAATCTTTCATTTTAGGTTCCAATCTATTTTTTAACCTCGGTGGTTAATAGTATAATTATATCATACTTTTATTATAAAGTAAACAATTGAATTGAAGAAGGTAGAAGAAGTCATATAGATCAATTATATCATGTTTTATTATATTTTTGTTAAATATAAAAATAAAAATACGAAAGGCCCAGCGTGAGCTGGGCCAGTCGCGGCAAGTTAGCGATTCGCAGAAACGAAATCGTTGACGGTAGGATAGTGTGCGAGACAGTTAGTCATGATTGATTGCGCAGGTGACAAGTCGAGAAACGAAATTGACGGCAGAGTTTGATTGTCGCAAGATTCGTGTTCGCAGTAGAAGTCAGAGTCAGCGAAGTTGATTTCGCAGTTGTAATTTTCGTCGGCGTCGAAATCGTTGAATAAAGTTGGGTCGATTTCGAGTGTCATTGCGTTAGTCGCAGTGGCGGTGATTTTTATTTGTGTCATGATTTTCTCCAATTCGTTAAGTTAATAATTGAATTATATCAGGTCAATTATATTTTGTAAATACGAAAGGCCGGAGAGCTTTGGAGCGCCTTAGCGCTCCATCGCCTCCCAGTCTCCTTCTAATAACTCACAATCTAAAATATCATCCGCACCTTCATACCACATCTTCAATTTATCCAACGATTCATTTGGGACTTCAATTACAATTGACGGCCAACTAGCTTCGCGGCTCTTTTTAATTACAATAACATTCGAACCTGAAACAAAATTCTTCAACGATTCTAACGACTCACTAAACGACATCGTTTCTGTCACGATATCTAATTCATACTTTTTCATTTTGGACTCCAATCCATTTATAACGTATTTCGTTATAGGATAATTATATCAGGTTTTATTATAAAGTAAACAAGCTAGGGTGCTTTGCCGCACCCTAGCTTTTTATTTTACTTTTAGTCTAGATAGTTTTCAATTGCCTCGGTAAGTATCTCGGTAAACTTTGTACGAAACTCTAGGACCGCAGCTTCGATAACCGCATCTTTATCCAGAGACTTTACGAAGTCTTCAATTTCAACTGCGTCACTCTTTAGCTCAAAGAATTCATCTGCGATACGCATGTGAACTTCGCCGCGCTCTTGGCGCTCTGCAGATTCGAGAATACGGAACGCTGAGATTTCCCCAAGCTGGGCGTTAATTTCTTTTTTCATTTGGACTCCAATTCTTTTTTTGTCTTTAACCTTTGTGGTTAATAAGATAATTATATCAGGTCAATTATAAAAAGTACAGGATAGGCGCTTTGCTTCGCGCCTACCCCGTAGCTTTTAATTAGTCTTCTAACTCAATCTCTAACTCTTCGATTTGTGCCTGAAGGTAGCTTTCAACAAGTTCCTTAACCTTTGGGCCAACAATCGCCCATACGGTTTCAAGGTCGCATGATTTCATATCTTCAAGCGAGAAATCTTCAAACTGAATTCGTGTATCGAATTCATAAACTGATGCGTAGTTTTCAAACCATCCGACAATCTCGCCGGCAACTTCGTTATTTTTATTAACCATTTGAGTCTCCAATCAACTATTAACGTAGCTCGTTAATAAGATAATTATAACATGGTTCTATTATAAAATACAATCCAAAATGAAAGAAGCTGGTTACATGGATTGGAGTACACGTAACCAGCTTCAAATCACTGGGCGAAACAGTTTGCTCACCTAGGTTCTGATTCGCGCTTCACTTTTTGCGCAATACCGTATGTCGATTTTGCTATACGGTTTTAATCCTAACTTCCCTAAGACTATATCGCTCTGTCTCTTTCCTAAGTCAAGTTACCCTGCGGTAACCGTCAGCTTATCGGGATTAGTGTCCCCATGGGATACCCTTATGCTCCAAGACTTAGTAAGCCCATTGGTACTATTATATCATGCCCGTTAGCCTTTTGGCACGTTTTTATGTACCAGGCCACTATTTAATTAAATAGAACCGTTACCTCTGCTTCGTATGCCTTACGAAGCTTGCCCGCTAATTCCTGTAGCTGTATAAGCCATGCCGTTGGTAAACCCAGGTTGTCCCCGTCATCGTCCGTGCCACCGGTGAACACGATGTCACCCATGATTACGTCCGTCATGCCAAAGCTCTTCTCCCATAGGTGCGTGCCGATAACATTAGTAAGCATGCCGTTAATTAGCTTGCCTTCCTCGTTACACCAAAGTGTGAGGTCGTCCCGTAGGTCCGCCGCTTGTACCCAGCCGCCGACCGCTTCCTGAAGCTTCTTCAGGCTGTCCGTTTCAATATCTAAGACCTCGGTTGTGAAGTCCGTGTTAATTCGCAATGCTGTTTTCATGACGCCGCTATCTCCGCTTCTGGAAACCACTTGAGAAATGTTTGGATGAGATGAGTGTAGTCTCCTGAAGTCATCTCTTCGGTAAATGTTGCAAGCTCGTCTTCACGACCCGCACTTATTAAAGCACGCCGACCGGCGCCGATAAATGAGAAAGCATTCCCATCGTTAACTGAAATTGTCATGCGCTCATCTCCTCTACGAATATGTGTCCAGGTCCGTTACCTTCAGGATCTTGTGACGGTACGAATCCAAGCCCGTTGTCGAGAATGTAGACTACAGGTATCGAGCCTCCAGCTTGTTCCCAACCGAACAGATCTAATTCTTCTTTGTTTAGCTCGCGGACCTTGACAATTGTTCGCCCAATAAGCGAGCCCCACTCTTTTGTAATGTATGCGTCGTACTTACTCATCGTGCATCCTTTCGTCGTTTTAGGTGTTCAAGGGCCGCGGTGATCTTCGGCCTATCTTGCCAGAGGTGCCTGCAGATTATGCACGGCACATGGACTCGGGCGTCGCGTGTTCCGCCTAGTTTAACTAGTGGCTAGCACCCTTGAACAGTTTAATTATATCAGGTGGTGGGGAAGAAGTACAGCTTACTCAAGACCTTCGATGAAATCTTGTACTACCTCAAGAACAGAGTCATTTAGTAAGTCGTGAAGCTTATCGAGCTGCGCTGGTGTGAAAGAAGAAGACGTGTATTCGTTAGTGTCGCTATAGTATGATACGTAATTTGCGTGGTCAATAAAGTCTTCGACTGTCATTGTGTACTTGTAGAGTACATGATCTGCTGGGTAACTCATTTTGGATTCCTTCCGTCGTTGTGGTTTAATTATAATAGGTTTTAGAGAAAAAGTACAGGGTGCCTCAGCAGAGGCAGACCCCGGACTTTGATGGTGTTGTGAAACAGGTTCCGCAGGTGTTAAGGATTACCTTTGGTTTGTTAGATTGCTTGTGTGGGTTTACCGCACCAATCTTAGCAAGCTTTGTTGCCACAGAATAGTAACTGCGACCTAGTTGCTTTGCGATGTCCTTAATAGACATCTTGCCAGCTCGAAGAGTTTCCATCGTACGCATCTCTGCTATGGTCCACTCTTCATTTAAGTTGACCGCGGTTTCGAGTGAGAAGCTTTGAGCTCCTCGCATCCAATCTTGTGAGTCCATTTTCAATCCTTCCGTCGTTGGTATGGTTTAATTATAACATGGTTCTATTATAAAATACAACACCTTCCGGAATTATTTTTTGTTCTCGTACTCCCAGTAGCTTTTAGCCAGCTCGTAAAACATCTTCGCAAGACCAGGGGTAACCTCGTATCCAATCTGCTCACACGAGGAACGGCAATATCCATTGTCAATGTCGTCCATTAGCTCCGGGTCCTTTAACAGCTTTTCTGAAGAGAAGATGAATCCGGTGTCTGCTAAATCAAAAAATGTATCCATGCCTTCATGGGCAACGTAAATGCTATCCATTATCCAACCTGAAAATCATCGCAATAGCGACATTGGTATGAGTCGCCTAGAATTGAGCGTGGGTCATAGTTGTGAATGTAATCGTGCTGCTCTTGAGTTGCGCAGAATTGGAAATCGCCTCTACGAATATAAGTGCGTTGTTTCGTTATCACGGTTGTCCTTTCGTCGTTAGTGGAGCTCACCGGAACTTTTCCATATCCTGTCCCGGAATTGGAAAGGCACGTTCCGGTGAGCTTAGTACTATTATATCAGGTTACCAGTACTTTTGTTCGAATACCGTTACCGTACGGTAAGCATTTTGTAGAGACGCCTTAACGTTATCCATTACCGTTCCTATGGCCAAGCCACCCGATAGCTCTTTAGCCAGTCTGGTAGCTACTGAGACCGTTGCACCTGAGGTACCCAGGCTAACCGCCTTGACTCCGTTTATATCGGTTGCCGTCCATCGTCCCATGGCGTATAGGTCTAGCTCCGGGCTGGAGTTCGAAATTAGCATGATGGGGTAAACCGTGCCCGTGATCTGCTTGATGGTGTACGGGGTATCCGTTGCTCCTACCGCAATAGCTTGCGGTATGCACGCCGGATAGTTAATTTTCTTTTGATCTGAATTGTTACCCGTTGAAATAACAACCGGCACGTTAACCGAGGCTAGCCCGACGATTTGAGCTTGTAGCTTTGCTTCGATAGGGCATGCCGCTTCTCTATACACCCGTCCGAAGGAAACTGATACCGCGCCGACGTTTAGCCGTGCCGCATTGGCAGATACCCAGTCGAGAGCAAGTGCTAAAGCTTTAGTGGTGTAGGTGTTTGCGTATCCCGTACGAGACATGCCGACAACACGAACGAACACTATCTTTACATCTGGGTTTACCGTTACTGCAATAGACGCCATTTGCGTACCGTGACTCATAGCTTTGTCTTTTACTAGAGTTGGGTCTACGTAAGCTGCACCGGGGCCAACCATACTTATCGTTCCGTTTGGACACGTGCCGTATTCGATGAAGCAAGCTTCTTCGATGACCGCATTCTTTGCCCAGTCGAGATTTGTGTTGATGCCGGAGTCGATGATGACAAGAGTTTTATCGCTTGCCGCATTCGCCGGAGTTGAAAGTAGAGCTAAGCCTAAGGCTGCACATATAAGTAGCGCTTTAGTTTTCATTGGTTCCTTCTTTCATTGTGTCGTTGTATTTGGTTTTACGTGTATACTTCTTTTTATTAGTAAGTGGCCGAGCTGCGTTCGATCTCCGGAGTTCAAGTAATCTCCGGAGTTCTTCTTTTGTCTTTGGTAGTTTCATAATAGTTGTGGGACCGGTGTGGCCGGGGACTATCTGACGGAAGGATCCGACCACACCGGAGCTTGTTAGGCAGCCCGCTGCCCAATCTTTGTAAGCGCCTTCGCTGCTGCAGAACCAATCTGCACCGCAGCTTCTGCTGGGTCTCGTACATCTGAAAGAATCACGGTGTCCGGACCTGCTATCGAACGAGCGTAACTGCCTTCTCCGAATGGAATCCAAAGTATCGCGACTCCAGCTTTTTCACAAGCGCGAACCCATGCTTTAGCTTTTGAGCGTTCATCGTCTGTGTAGCAACCATCGCTAACAATTACGAGTAGACGAGCGCCAGTTCCATTGAGAAGACTTAGAGAACCATCAAGTGCCTTGAACGCCTTATCGAACTTTTCAGTTCCATCAGGTGCAGTGTACACGGTAACTTGATCAAGGTGCTGTCCTGGCTTAAGTGTAGGGAACACATCCTGTCCGTAGTAAACCATTGCGCACTTACCTTGAACGCGTCGAACAGCTTCTGACATCGCCCAAGCAGTTGCTGCCATAGGCTCCATGGCTGACGCCATTGAACCAGAGATGTCAACCATAACTCCAACGTTAAGCGTTGGGTCATCTGTATGACGACGTACAGTTCTACGCCAAGGTTCTGCATGCATCATAGGATTCACAACTTTGTAAGCTGCTTCCTGAACCATTGCGCGAGTGCGCAGGCGACCGGGAGGGAGAATAGATTTAATCTCCTTCTCGTCACGCTCACGATACTTAGCTTTTTCTAAGAGCTGAGCAATCTTAACTGCTGCTGCACGCTCAGGACCAGTAGGGTTACGAGTTTCTTTTACACGAGAATGCGTCTTGAATGCTGACATCTCACCAGTAGCTTTTGCAAACACTTCGTTAGCAGTTTTCTCGTGGTCACGTTGTTGCTTAGCAGCTAAGCCACGCATGTCGACAACATCTTTCCACTCTTCAGCTTGCTCTTGATCTTGAGCTTCATCGTTTACAGAGATCGCAATCTCTTCAGATGCTTCTTTCAAAGCTTCTATGACTTCACCAAGGATGCCATCGAGAAGAATAAGAATTCCCTTTTCACCAAGTGGAGCTTCGTCATCACCTTTGTCTGCAGCAAGCTTAGAGATGATGTCGTCCCATTCTTTTGCAAGAACGAGTAGGTTTGTTGGATCACTATGTAGCTCGTGCTTTTGAAAGCGTAACCACACGTTGCGAAGTTGTGCGTATACTTCTGTACCGAAGAAAGTAAGTAAGAGATCTTTTATCTCGTACGCGTCTTCTTCATCTAGTGACCCTGCGTCAACGCGAGCCATAACTAGTCCAGCCACTCGTCCCATAGAACGAGTAGTTGTAGCTTCAGCAAGTGAAGATTTAATATCTTCAAGAATGATATCCATTGCGCAAGCACGAAGGAACACTCTATTGTTTGGATAGTTTTCTACACCGAGAGCTTCGATACGAGTCTCTTCAAGAAGGGTAAGTGCGTCGAACACATTGCGACTTACTTCTTTGTCTTCAAGGATCTTTAGAAGATCGTAGCGAGAGTATCGAGCGTGCAGTGCTTCATGAAAGATAGCTCCTGCGCCTCGTGGATAGTTAAATTGAATTGTTCTATTGCGAATGTCGCCAATAGTTTCAGGAGATACTCCTACGCCGAAAGCTACATCCACGTTGACCTCAACTTCAGCCATTGGTGGATTAAAGCATGCAGGCGCTGGTCCTCCAGCTCCTGGGCCAACGTATGCGACGATGTCGCTGCGTCCTGCCCAGGTGTTCACGAGCTCGCCCAGCTGGGCACCAACGCGTAGCCACTCTGGCTGCGTACGTTCTGCTCGGGTCATTGATAACTTAATGTGTCCCATTGTAATCCTTCCGTCTGTTAGGTACTATTATATCAGGTAAGTGGGGAGAGTGGGGCTCGAACCCACGACGACCGGATTATGAGTCCGGGGCTCTAACCAACTGAGCTATCTCCCCGTGCGAGAACCCCGGGCACCCATACCCAGGGTTC